TTTGGCCACACTTTCAGGATCGGTTACGGATGCGATCATTCACCCGCAATCGCTAAAAAAACTAATTCCCTACGTACTCAAAGCTTTGATCGTTGGGTTTTTCCTAGCTGAGTTTGTAACTCCAGCAATTTCAGAACGATTGGATTTGAGTCAAAAAGAGTCTCTAGCCCTTTCGTTCATCTGCGGCTACGCAGGAGTACGATTTCTCCGCATGGGAGAAAACATACTCATGAAAAAAATCGAAAAGAAATATCAGTTGATCGGAGGTACAGCTGACAAATCCACGCTCTCATCAAAAGACGAAGCGGGCTGCTGAAGTTCGATAACTTGCTGTTGCGCAGGTTGCTCTTGCTGCTGAGGAGCGGGAGCTTCTGCTTTTTGCTTGCCCCGTTGAGCAATCCATTCAAGTGAGCGCATGATAATCCTGTATTTACAAGAAGTTTAGCAAAAAAAATCCCCCTAAAAAGGGGGACCCTTGGACTTCGCCTTTATCTTATCAGGCTCCTTCCATAAAGAGGAGCTTAGAACGCATGGCCTCAGGACCCATGTTCTGCAGATAACGCCAAGCGTTCTCAGGACTACGGTTCATGACCTCACCAAAAGCTTCCCACTGCTGCTGGGGATTCACAGAAACTTGCTGACCGCCCACGTTCGCAGGGGGAGCAGGCATATCGTAGTTCTGCTGGTAAGGCTGAGGGTTTTGAGCAGGCGTGGGGCCATCAATATCCACTGGATAAACCTCGGTGAAGAAACGATCAGTATAATCCGCAAGATGATCGGGATTAGTCAAGATCGTTTGCATAGCTTGCGCCCGATTACCGAGAGCATCCATACGCTGAGCTTGCTCAATCAGCATATCCTCCAGGGCACAGGAGTACTGATTAAGAATGCCAGGAGCTTCGATACCGAAGTGCCTAACGACCTCTTGACTTACCTCGCTTAGCGGAAGGTTTTTGCTGGCCGTAGAAGCCTGCGAGGAAGTTTGGGTCGGTGAGGCGCTGGTAACGGAGGTCGGCGCTGCCTGCTGTGCCTGGTAAGCCCAGGGCTGGACCGCTGAAGGCTGACTGATCTGTTGAGTAGCCTGCTGTTGAGCCAGGTAAGGCGACGGTTGAACCTGGCTGGGGTACTGTTGCTGCGCTGGGATATTCGACAGGACCCGCTCCAGTGAGCCCATCGCGGCTTCCCACGGGTTGCTCGGGGAGGATTGAGACGTTGACGGGTTGAACTGGTTGTTGGTAATAGGGGCCGTAGCCGGTGCCGCCTGCGACGGCGGTTGGGCTGTAGGTACCGAAGCTACCGCCGGGGTAGCTGTTTGTGCCACCCACTGCGGGTAGGCGGTTGAGCCCTGGTCCGAGGTTACCGCCGGGGCTGCCGCCGGGGAGACCGGGCTCGGGGTCGAAGCTTGGATCTGCTGGCTCATAGCTACCCGAGTAGGTTAATTCTTCCGCTAAGTGATCAAATGTCCTATAAAGGAGCGGAGTGATATTCAGTCTAGGATCAGCCGCTAGTGGTTGATCGGGCGCAAGGGGATGCGGAGACTGCAACATCTGGCTTAATAATACCAGAAATTGCTGCATTGCTGCTTGTGTTTGTTGAACCATACGGAACGGAAAACCTTGCAACATTTCCGCTCGTTCAGCATCATTCTTATCTGGAAATAAGAACTTAAGTGCTTCAACGCTGTCCACACCTAGTTCTTGAAGGTTTCGAACAACGATTGATTTTTGGTTTACATCGTACGCAGTATCCTCATAAACATCTCCTTGGAACCTATAAGATACATTACGGTCGCCATCTTCAGGGAGGCCGATAACACCAGAAGGGACTTTTCCTGTCTCAAGTCCTTTTTTAATCTCTTCGTCAACTTTGTTGTTGAAGCGGCGAAGGGATTTTTGATATTTTTCAATATTTTCTGGTGTTTGCTCCTCAGGAATTTTAGGTTCTTTTAACCCTAGGGCCGCAATAAACGACTCACGGAACAAAACTTCTTGGTGATAGATCATCATCTCCAAGAGACGACAGAATCCATAAGTTAAGAAGCTTTTGTTCTTGCGAAGAGCCGTGGCCTGAGCCCGACCCATCAAACCTTTAATCTCAGTAGCAGTCGCGCCAGCTGAAATAGAGATTTCATCCACACCGCCAAGTGCTGTGCGAATTTCTTCTCGCAAAATCAGCGCATAACGGTTCATATCCCCGCTGACAGGATCAGGGGTCATGTAACCGACACGGTCTGAAGGCTCAACGTTTGCGATAATCCGTGGAACACGGAGTCCGCTGCCCATACTGGCCCCAAAAGGCTCGCTAACCCGCGTGGAAGGCGCGTTAGGACCAGCAAAACCGCTTTGACTGCTGATTGTGGGCCTAAAAGTGCTTTGTGCGTCGTTTGCCTCTACAAGATCGCTACGAGGACGAGAGCTGATAAGCGTTGGGTTGCCAAAAAACTCAATATTTTTAGCTACATTGCGAATAATCTGATCATGGAGCACAATTTGCTCCATAAACGGGTCAAATTCGCCTTCACCTTCGGTTCCACTAGCGTTTGGCTTGTTTAAAACCTCAACAGCAGGAACAAAACCAAGAGTATTAGGACGAACTTTAGCTGGAGTTAAGACAGAACCTGGCTCTAGCTCGAAACTGAGCTCAGAATCACTCTCAATTTCACTAATTTCGTCTGCGGTAATAGTCAAGCGAACATAACGCTTGTTCTGTCCGTAAGTAGTCGAAGGTAAACCTAAATTTTGGTTCTTGACCTTGTAGCTATAGAGGATGACGACCTCGTCCACGTCGCCATTGACGTCGTGGTAAACGCGATATTGCTTTCGGTTAAAGAAATAAATCTGATACTTAAGCTTTGGATCAGGTCGAAAGTAGAACAGGCCGCACCCATCGATTAAAAAGTTGCGAATAACCGAAGGAAAGCGAATATCAAGCTTATTTAGGCTGATAATGTCTGATAAAAATTTATTTCGACTTTTATATGTGTCTTGATCGCAATAAAAAGTGAGACCCTTTTTCATCATCAAAAGGGTCATCTGTTGGATGTGGCTCAGGACCACCATCGTTGCGGACTGATTAGAACGATCTTGAGTCCGCGAAGCCTCTAAGATCTCCTCAAATCGAGTCCTGGTTTCAGTACTAGAGGCCATTAAGAATCACTTCAGTCTTTTTTGCGCATTTCCTTAGCTTTACGAGCTTTGTCGCGAGCACTTTTGCGCTTTTCTGCTTTGGCTTCCTCGCCGCTAGGAGCTTTAGTCTCCTCTCGTTTTTGCTTGAACTTCTCCAGAAGCTCCGCAGGCATTTTATTAGCCATCGGGTAACAGATACTTTTTGACTCTCTCTATTTTAAGCACTTCTTGAGGCAAATCCTCAATCGGGTACTCAGCGATAATGTGATCCTGACGCCCAAGCATATCGATAGAACCCAGCTTAGGCTCAAAGTTATCACACATTTCGTTAACAGCAGGCGTATCGCACTCAAAATGAGCAAACGACTTCAGTTTTGCCTTGCGGCGACCGGCATCACCCATCCAAGACAAATGCCAACCAGCGTTCCGATCACCGACGTAAACGTTATTATCTGACGAACGCAGAGAAGAAAGAGTTCCAAAACTCTTAAGTTGTCCCACGGTGCAGACCGTGCCGCAACGCCAGTTAAAAAACTCACCATTAGGAGACTGAAGCTGTCGGTCAGCTCGTCCATAGTGCATGGACATACTCAGACGAACAATCTTTTCTGGGTTATCAAGAACTGCCTGCTTAGCTTCTTCGATAATCTCAGGGTTTGTGATCTCATCACAATCCGAACAAATAAAGAAGGTATCGTCCGGCATCATATGGAGGCCAACGCCAAGTGCATCGCGCTGACCTCGCTCCCTAACCCAGGGGTCTGCAACTTCCTCGACAGGTGGAAGCTCAACGTGCAGAACTTGAATCTTTTCCTCTGGGAGCCCAAGTTCCCGGATCGTGTCTAAGCAAGTGAACGGCTTTTCTTCACCACGATGGGTCCGGTTTGCGTCTGCAATCAAAAAACCATCCACATAATTCTCTAGAGTGCGTACACGCAGCTCAAGAATCTCTTTTTCATTGAAATATGTAAAAGTGTCAATTAGCACGAGTCAGTAACAAGACTGACAATATACTAACTCAATAGTCGGTCGGAGCAACAGACTGCATGCGAGAACGTGCTTCTTTAAGTAGACCGTTTTTCATCGACTCCACGCGGTCGTCCATCGGCTGATCAAAACCAGATTCAGAGGACATTTCGCGCACAGCATCGGGAGGCACAGGAGCTCCAACTTCATACTCAGCTGACTGACGAACGTCGTCACCGAACTGAGCTTCTTGCCCCGTGGATTCAGCTCGCTGACGATCAGCAGCTTCTAACTGATTGCGGTAAGCCTTGCCGAAAGCAGAACTAGCACGTGCGTAAGAATCCATATCAATAAAGAACACAAATAGCTTGAACAGACCCGCCGCTTAAAGCAGTCGCCGCTAAGGGACAAAGATAATTTTCACTAAAATTAGTTCCTTGTAAGTATTGACCGGGCATATCATTTAACTGAACAAAAAAATTATCGTCACCTCCGTTGGGGACAATAAAAATAGCTCGTGAGGTGGAAAAAGATTTAGGACCCTGTGCAGGAGACCAGACAAATCCACTAGCGTAAGGCAAAACAGAAGTTTGCCCATAAACAGCTCCAAAAGCTCGAATATCCATAAAGTATGAAATCGATAGTGTAAGTCTACTCTGCCGACACCTGTTTGATGTAGTCCAGGTAAACTTCAGCTTTCTCTAAAGAAGTATTTCCTCCTTTATACCGCTCCCTCCAAATATATTTAAGTGCATTTCCCTTGCAAAAACCTCGGTACTCTTCAGGCGTTAATGCGGCACGAATAGCATCAATACACTCAATATCACTTTGATTATAGTGATCAGGATGTTTTACCTGTTCCATAGTCACTCGAACATCGAAAAAGTCGTTATTAACGAGGGGTCACCTACAAGTTCCTTTGAATACTTTGTATCCATATGCTCAACAAGAGCAAACTCTGGAATTGTTAATCCGTAGTCTGTTCTTGTGAGCGGAACCACACGGCGGTGCTCTTGGTGCGGACTAAGCCCTTCAAAAGCTAGACCCA